TTTCTTTCCGTACATGGTCGCAATCCAACGAGCAGCAGTGGCAGTCTGCCCAGAACGCGCTGCAACTTGAGTTTCAGTATTACGGCTCCAATGCACAAACCGCCACCAGCATTATGTACTCCACTATGGAGGGAGTTGCTCAAATTTACGCTGACCCCAATCTCACTGAATTTCAGAAACAAAACGCAATCAAAAACCTACTTGATTCTGCCAACTCAATGCCACAGCTACTTAGCACCATACAAGCCAATGTGACTGCCGTTCAGCAGACGAACGCGGCAACCAACTATGATGAAAATGGCGTTTGGATTGGAGAAGGCTATCCGAACTGGGCCGTTCCTCCTTCTGGAGACGGAGAGTACGAGGAGGTAGTTACACCCATCGTCAATCCAAATACAGGGCAGACATATAACGCCCCGAACGCTGGCTGGACGTATCTCGGTCAAACTACAGAAGAAGGCGCGGGCACCGGCGTAACGCCAGAGAATCAGGATGGCAATTTTACTGGTGACCCATCTACCTTAGTGTTCACAGGAAGTGGCATTATGGGCTTAAACCTGTATTTAGACCCTGCGACCGGAAAATATTATCAGTTAGTAGATGGCGAATATGTGCCCCCTGGCTCAGGACAGCAAAATACTGACCGGGACGGCAGATAACCTGAGTGATTAGAAAAGCCACGCTGGCAGATGTGCCGGCGATTGTAGATATCGCAGTAGAGTCAGTTACCCAAAACCCACTTCCCGTTCGAATCTGCCGTGAGTCAATGGCTGACACAGCGCGGGAGGCTATTGCCGGCAATCAGCATTTTGTCTGGGTGTCAGAGGTAGATGGTGAGGTAGTCGCCGCTGCAGGGGCGATGTCAGAGCGTTCGTTTTGGTACGAGCGCCAGCAGTGTTCGATGATGCTTTATTACACCAGAGTGCCGGGAGAGGGCGTGAAGCTCCTCCGCGAGTTTGGACGCTGGGTTAAAGCTCGCCCGGTCATAAAAATAGCCGTCATTGAGATGGAGCCCGACGCCGATCCCCGGCTAATAAAGCTAATCAATAGGATTGGTTTTTCCAGATTATCTATGAATTGCACATATGTGCGAGGTCAAGCATGAGCAAAGTTGTTAAGAAGATCGGCAAGGCCATTGGCAAGGTCGTCAAGGGCGTGGTCAAAGGCGTCAAAAAAGTCTGGAAGGCGGTAAAACAAAGCAAATTTTTAAAGATTGCCGCAATTGCAGCCGCTGTTTATTTCGGAGGTGCTGCCCTTATGGGCGGTATTGGAGGGATGGGCGCTGGCGCTGGCGGATTTATGTCTGGGGCGCAAGCGGGCATCAGCTCTGCCTGGGCTGGGGTTACAGGCTCTACGACGCTAGCCAGCGGATTTACTGGCGCTAACGCGGCTGGCCTAGCAACTGGATCAAATGCGCTTACACCGATTGCGGTTACTGCGACAAAGGTTGCACCCACTATCAGTGCGGCTAGTGCGGGCACCGCTGCCGCTAGCACGGCTGGGGCTGGAGTTAGTGGCGCAGCGGGTACAGGTGCCGCAGGCTCATCCTTATTGCAGCCAATTCAAGTCACCGCCACGAAAGTACCAGCAAGCATTGGCGGTGCCGCGGGAGGCTCTTCTACTGCGGCCTCAACGGCTGCCGCTTCCGGCGCTCCAATCACAACGGCAACGCCTGCGTATGTGAACCCAGTTACGGGCGCAGCAGGCGCTAACACGGCGGGGACGCAAGCATTAGGGTCTCCAGGGCTTCTCAGCAGGGCGTGGAACGGTCTTGGCGATTACGGGAAGTTTGCTGCTGTGAACATGGTAGGACAGGGGCTCGCGGGCGGGCTTGCGGCTAAGGCGGAAGATGACGCCATGCGTGACGCAATGGCGAGATACGGCCAAAACATCGGCACTGTTATCCCAATGCCTGTTTATAACCCGGCTACTGGAAAGTACGAGTATCCGAATCAATCGATTGGCAATGCTGACCTAGTGATGGGAGCTTAATCATGGCTGGATTAATGCAGGGTGCCGCGCAGCCGGCCCAACAACCGAAGCCACAAGCAAGCGCCTCGAGCATAGATCCTGATGATCCGGCTCTCGATCAAGCGATTCAGTATCTAGGTGGCCGGCTTTACGAGGAAGACATTGCCGCTCAAATTGCTGATGTCACAGAGAAGTCGCCAGAGTCACAGCCACAATTACTAGCACTGATTGCTTACCGGCTCGCTGAGTCTTCTGACGTAGAGACAGATGGGGATATCAAAGAAGAAAACCTATCTGTCATTGCAATGGTCGCCTTGAACGAGGTGATGGAGATTGCTGAGCAATCCGGTATGAAGGTTGTCCCAGCGGACGCCGCTATCGCATTCCGGCACATGGTCACTATGTTCGCGCAGGAGCAGGGTCTTGATCCAGAGCAGGTACAGCAGCTCACTGCCGCGATGTCAGAGGTAGACACAAGCCAGTTGGCTATGGAGTCAGAAGCGCTACCAGACAATTTTGCAGATCAGATCCCAGATGAAGACGTACCGCTGGGTGATGAAGGCGCTCCACAGCAACCAATGGCGCAAGGCGCAACAGAGATGAGGGTCTGATATGAGTTTTATGCAGGGATTGCTTCAGGGCGCTGCTAAGGGGCTTGCTGATGTTGGAAGCGCAATATTTCAAGACGCTATTCAGGCGAAAAAAGAAAAGCGGCTAGCGGATATTGCGGACAGGAATTACTTAAGAGATCGCAAAGACACGTTGAGTGATATTAACTCACAGCGCACTTATGAAGATAAAGTTCGCGCAGATGATTTTTCTGAGAGGAAGCAATTGGCCGATTTGAGCTTGACGCAGCAAAAGGCACTAATTGATCACGGCCTTAAATCTCCACAATCTCCCCTCGGCAAATTACTCGCAGATAGAAATCAGCATAAAGTTGGTACTCCTGAATACGTTTATTACGAGCAACAGATTCAAGCCTCGCAAATCATACAGAACACTAATCCTTACACAGGGGCGTTAAGCATTGCCGTCCCAGAGTTTGGCGAAGATGGAAACCTAACAAATTACAGGCAGGTTGTTACCTTTGACGGGTTCAGTAACGATGATGATGATGATTCGGTAACGCCCCCCGTTACACCTAATACACCAACCGAGGTGAACCCAGAACTAAATAGTCTGAGTGCAGACGAAGTACAGCAAGCCATTACCGACCTAGAAGCGGCACTGTCTTCGGGAAATCTCCGAGGTGCAAACGAGTCTCAAGTCAAAATGCGACTTAGAGAGCTCGAGCAAAGATTGCAGAGGCTTAACGCTCAATCCTCGCGCGGTACTGGGAGAAATCCAAGGAATCCGCTCAATGAGGGACTCTTAGCTGGGCGATAAAGCCTAGCCTCGCCGGCCCATCGCGCCGGCACACCCCCTTTATTTTAATCCTTCCATCACCCTAGAGGGACAGCCGTCCTATGGCTAAAGCATACGACCCGTTTGACTTTTCTGACCAGCAGCCAGTAAGGCAGAAGCGCAGATATGACCCGTTTGATTTCTCTAATGAGGGGTCGGTATTTGGCGATTTGGGCGCGTCAGCACTAGGAGGCGGTAACTCTTTAGTATCTATGGTGGGTGGCCTGTACGGGCTCGCTACTGGCGATATGGATAACTCTGTATACCAGTGGGCTCAGGAAAATAGAACCTCGCTCGATGCCATGAAGAGCGATGATCTAAAGATGCGCGAGAGGCGCTTGCAGGAGTCTATTGCCTCGGCTGACGGACTAGGGAGTCAAGCAGCCGCTGCCGTTTGGGGCACCGTATCTGACCCTTACCTCATGCTGAACATGGTGGTTGAGCAACTGCCCCTGCTGGCTGTTACCGGCCCATCCGGTATTGCTGCCCGTGCTGGCGCGACAGCGCTAGGCGCTGGAACAAAAGCAGCGGCTGTGGCGGGAACTACTGGAGCCGCTGTAACTAGTGGCGCGATGAATGCGTCAGATATTGCTAGTGGAACATATGAACAAATCATGTCTTTGCCGGATAACATCTGGGATGGCAACCAAGAGTTTCTGAATCGCTCCCTAGATATCGGTGCCGAAGAAGCCAAAAAAGAAATTGCCCTGAAACAATCAAGGATTACTGCGGGTGTCGTGTTCCTTGGATCTGCTGCTAGCACATTCCTGCCAGGATCAATCGAAAAGACGATTGTTGGTGATGTTGATATTGCAAAGGGCGGTCTGCTTAAGGGGATCGGGTTTGGCATACTTGGTGAGGGCGCTCAAGAGGTCATCGAAGAGGGTGGCGGTCAGCTTGTCAGCAATCTTGCGGTAGGGGGTGTTGATCCCAATCAAGATCCGCTCGAGGGTGTTGGCGGAGCGGCTGGTACAGCCTTTACTCTGGGTGGTGCTATCGGTGGCACTGGCGGCGGAATAAACAGTCAACTGAGAACCGATTACGATCCATTCGCCGGCAGAGAGCCTAGCGAGGTACTTGCAGATCTACAGGCCCGCGCTGCTGCT